TTCTTTTTCTTCTTCTTGTTCTTCTTGCGTATGTGTATGCATACTGTATAGATACTGTATCAATACTGTATCTTTTACCTTTAATAACTCTTTTTCAATACAGGCTCTAACCTTTGGACTATTTGAATCGTTATATTTACTCCAATTCTTTAAAGCCATTTCCTTGGTATGTTCGGAATAAATCAATTTACCCGTATTAATAAAAAACAATATTAGCTTTTTTATTGTATCGTCATTGTAGCCTGTATCGTAGCACATTTGCTTTATTGTGATCTCATAAATACCGCATTGCGTTGTTCGGTCATTTGTAAGTAAATACAGGTAAAAAAACTTTTGTTCCGGCGTTAAGCCTTCCACAAATTCATCACGCCAAAATGTAACGTGAACCTTCCTAAATATTGCCATAAAATAAAAAAGGCCCTCGGCGTTCCCCCTAGTAGGATTAGGGGTGCAGCTTTAGGCCAATAAGTTTTTGATTAGGTATCCTACACCTCTTGCGAAAATACTACTTATTTAGCAATAACTCAAATTCATTAATAGCTTTAAATATTTCATAAGCTACTTGTGGAACTATTGCGTTTCCGTAGGCTTTAATACTTTCGTTTCTCCACTTTGAAAAGGTAATGCCGTCCAATGTTCCGGAAATCCCATCATCTCCTCCACAAATTGCGGATTTAGTTGGGAAGTTTTCCCATTTGGATTTATATCCATCGCCATTTGTTTCAAAGGATAATGTAAATTTACTCCTTTTGCTTTCTGCATTTTTTGACGTTCCTTGTATTTGTCTTGTCTTTGTGCCGTATTCCAATCGAAAGCGCTTGGAGTTGGAAGCATTCCTAATAACTGTGTCGCTAAATTTGGCACCTTCGTTCCATTGGGATATTTCTCCATTCTCTTTTGAAATGTCGTTAAATTCACTATATCTTCCTTTGTTGTTGGAGTAAGCAACAAACCAAGTTCGGTATCTTTGGTGAGGAGCGTTGACACTTGCAGCTGGAAGTATATACGTTTGTACTTCGTACCCTTGAGCTTCCAAATTAATTTGCACCTCGTCGAATACCATTCCCCCGTTCCAATTAACAAGTCCGCGAACGTTTTCGCCCACAATCCAACGCGGTTGAACCTCTTGAATGACTCGCAACATTTCCGGCCACAAATGGCGGTCGTCTTCCGTTCCTTTTCGTTTTCCGGCGACTGAATAGGGTTGGCACGGGAATCCTCCGGTGAGAATAACGTCGTTTGAATTCCAGTCTTTGATTTTTTCATTTAATAATTCTTTTGTAAATGTGTGAACGTCGTCATGATGTAACGCATCCGGCCAATAGTGATTCAAAACTTTTCGCCCGAATGGATTAATTTCACAACTTGCAATATTGTTCCATCCCATCCACTCGGACGCTAAATCAAAACCACCAATTCCACTAAATAAACTGATGTGATTCATATCTAAAAAGTATCAACAATTTCGGATTCGTACTTGTTTAATTTGTCGATAAATTTCAACAATCCGCTTTCGTATTCCTCCAATTCTTTTTGGATGTCTTCGCGGTTTAATTGGACAACGTGTAAAGGTTTGATTTCAAAACGCGGATCAAACGAAACGAAAAACATTGTTTCAACCGTTTCGCAAATTGCAAAATAGTGGTAAACCTGGAATTTGTATTCGGCCGGAACTTTGTTTGTTCTGATATATTCAACGTGTTTTTTTGTCGATGGGCATTTTACTTCAATTCCAGACATTGGAACGTCCGCACCTTCCAAAATTAATCCGTCCGGCGACAAATGGCATCCGGGAAACCTTTCGTTTGTTGCAAGTCCGAACGTTTCAACCGTCAAGTCCGTGAATTCCTCAAATTCGGCGATTGCCACCGGCTCCAAATCGATTCCGCGTTGCATTGCGTCATTTACGAAATTTTCTTCGATTGTGTCCGAATGTCTTTCGGCGATTAATTCGTCAACCAACGGCAAATTGTTTTTGGCGAATGCGCTTTTTACTCGTGTTCCTCCGATTGATCCTTTTCGGATTTTGTGCCATTCTGGACTTCTTTGTTGTAATTCCTTAACTAAGTTCATTTTTCGTCGTGTTTTTTGTGTTTAAAATTTCTTTGTTGTTTTGTTCGTCTTTCGACAATGATTTCCAAATCGTTTTCAAGTCCTCCAAATCCAAAGCGCCTTTTAACTTTTCAACCGCTTCCGTTGGATCGATGTTCGCTTTTGGTTTGTACGCTCGAATTCTCAATGCGTCGGTTGTTTCTCCGAATGCCGAAACTTTTTCAGTTCCTAAAACAACTCGTTTTCCCGTCCATTCCTCAATGAATGGCGTTCCGTGAACTTGTTGGATTGTCTTTGCGTTTGTCTTGTTGCAAATCATTCCTTTTTCCAATTCCTCAAAGAATACAACCATACAAGATTCCTCGCGTCCGGATTGGCCTTTGACCATATCTTGTTCGACTTTTGAGATTGTCAACGTTAAATCCTCGCCGTTTTCTAAACTGTACGCACCCAAATATTCGTAGTTGTGGTACGTCTTCCAATGTGTTTTTGATTCCATAATCGTTTTGTGTTTTAAAAGTTATTCAAATTTATAAAAGTTTTTGACAATGAACAAATATATTCATTAGTTTATTTTATTTCAATTTCCGATCCGTCCGATTTTCGAACGATTATTGTTGCGTCGCATAGTTTACAAAACTTTTTAAACTCGATCAATTTAATTGAATTCGCTCGGACTGTTTTGTGGAAAGACGTTGCGTGTGATCTGATTTCCTTCGCGATCGAATCAATTGATTTCGGATCGGCGATTTGTTTAAATTGTTCTTTCATTTTGTGTTAGTTAAAATTTCCAACGTTTTTTTGTATCGTTGTTGCAATCTGGTTAACGTAGCTTTTTTTATTTGCCAATTATTAAACCAAACCTTTGCGTTGATGTGTAGTCCTTTTTCTTCGTTCCATTTTATCGCCTTTAAACTGGACGCCGTTTGTTTTTGATAAAAATCAATTGCCGACGCGATTTCCTCCAATAGATTAATAGTCGCCATTCGTTCCGCATTATCATAATATTTTGATAATTCCAAAGTTCTTTTTTCGATGTCTTTTTTTATTGCTTTCATTTTTTATTAAATTGATTCGGTTGCGTATTCGATTAATTTTTCCAGTTCTTCCAATGCGTTTTCGTCGTCGCTCAACCTTTGACGTAATTCGAAACGGTAAGGACCAACCGCCCAACGTGAAACCATTTCGTTTTTTCTCAACTTTTTCTCGATGTCCTTGATTTTGGATTCTCTTAATTCTTGATAATTCATTGCGTTTTTTTTCAAAGATAAGTATTTATATCTAATAAATGAACAAAAATATTCACTAAAATAAATTAAACACAAAAAAAGGGCAACCAATTATGGCCACCCTTGAAAAAAAACACAACTGCATCCCTATGGAAAGATGAAGATTCTTTATTAATTTCCTTTAATTATTTCAATCGCTTGTTCGTCCTCGATTAATCCTTTTGATAAAAGATAAACAACCGCGCCAATTTGAACCGCTCGAATAATTAGTTTCGCAATTTTCTTTTGTTTCGCGTTCGTTGTTATTGTTTCAACGATTGGATCCAACTTCGGAATAATTGCAAATATTTTTTTTAATTGTATCATTATCTAATTTCGTAATGCGGTAAATCCTTGAATGTTTTCCAGTTTCCGCCCCAATTCAATTTGACGTTTTCTTTTGCTCCCGCTTCCAACATACACGATGCAACTTTATAAAACGCCAATTCCATTTCCTCTTTTGGTAATGAATAAACATTAACGCCTTTAATGTATGGAATAACGTCAATCGCTCGTCCGCTCTGATGGTATGATTTGATTTCGTATCCGTCGCACCTGGATAACTTGTTTTCGAAAAGTTTGTTTTGTTGGTCCGCCGTTCGGAGTCCTCCAAGTTGTGGAATTGATAAGTCGATCCCGTCCATTTTTCTCGATGCAATTCGAATCGCTCGAAATAAAACACGGATTAAACGTTCGTCGACGCCTTTCATTCTGTTAAGTGAATTTTGTCCCCATTGGAATTTTTGCGCCATTTACTCGATGTTTTTACAAATTTATTCTTTTAATCTAAAAAAAATAAATCTACTTTTCAACAATTATTGACGGTTCAATTTTTAATAGTTTATTTCTTTAAACCGGCCGTTTAAATTTTCGAAAGTTGTTCGCATATCCCGGGGCAACATATCGATTCCGAACGCCCACATTTCAAAAATGGCCAACAAACGACGCGTGTTGTTTTTGTGGCTTGTTGTACTAAAAATTGAATTGATTCGATATTCAAAAGCTTTCACAACATCGTAACGGAATTTCTCAAATAATTCAATAATATATTTTATGTCTTCCTCTGAAATTCCTTTTCCCCTCCAATCCTTTTCAATCGCTTCAATATAATCAATATGCATTTGCGATTGTGTTTCAATAATAAACATTTTAAATTCGTCCGATTTCATCGATTCAATGTCTTGTTTCAATATATCGGCGAAACTTTCGGAACAAACTTTAATTTTATACTTAACAAAGTCCTTGCACATTTTACTCTTTGAAACATCGTATTCGCCGTGCGTGTAAAATTTCATAAAAGAAACTTTTTTTTCAACCCTCGCGCAAGTATTAAAAACGTCGTGATGTTCCAAGGATTGAATAGTTAATTTATATTTTACGCTTAAAACAGTATTAACCCACTTTGGAATGTTCTTTTTGAATATCCACATAAACGACAATCCCAAAATAAGAAACGCCGTTATTATTCCACCCTCCAAATTCTCCGCCAACTCTTTTAAAACGCTTTCCATTGTCGTAAATTAACAATTTGTTTTTAAATAATTTTGTTTTGAATCCTTGTATTTCATTTGCAACGGCGCAAAAGTTGAAACGTCTTTGTAATCGATTGATTCCATCGAATCAAAAACAACCGACTTTTGAACGTATGTTTTTTTATGATTATTCAAGTTGTAATCCGTGAACAACAATTCGTTCGCAAAGTTATGGTATTCGATAATTTGATCCGTTATGCAATCCGGAATGTGCATCGTCTGACAAACATAGGAATTAATTAATTCGGATCTAATTTGTTTCGAATCTCTATTGGCGTAAAGGACATTTTCTTGTTCGTAGTCGGCCTGTCGATTTCCAAAGAACCCGCGAACCCTTAATCCGTCCACCCAGTTTAAACCGCTAAAGTCGAAATCAATGTGTTGTAAATATCCGTTTTGAACCGATTGAACGCGGAATGTTCCGTCCGCTTTTTCTTGCGTGTATTCGCTTAAAACAAACGGAATTGAATATGTTTCCGTTGCTCCGGTTATAAAATTCGATTCGACTTTTATCCGGTAAGTTCCCGCACCCTCTAAAGCTAAAACTTTTTGCCATTGGATTTGGATTCCTTTGTAATTTGGATAATCGCCAAACGTTCCGAAATCGTAATAAATTCCGTAATCGTCGTTAACGATTGGCAAATTTGTAACGCCATTTTTTTGTAGTGTTAATGTGATTGATTCGGATGAAAAATTCCGTTTGAATAAAAATGAATTAATGTCGTTTTGAAACGATTCGTTCGAAGTAGTCGACGCCAAAACCGGCGATTGATAACAACATTCGTCCACGTCGCCCAAAACGATTGACGTTGGTTGTTGCGGAGCTGTTGGAACTAAACAAACCGATTGCGTGACAATTGGATCGTCGCCCAAAATTCCGGAATCACTTCCACCAAAACCAACCCAACCGGCATTTCCACCGCTTAAAAACGCCCATTCC